AAATGTAACAGAGTTCATAGAAGAAGCGTATGAACGTTGTGGTGCAGAATTAAGAACAGGATATGATCTTAAAACAGCCATAAGAAGTGTAAATCTTATGTTAGCTGAATGGGCTAATAGAGGATTAAATCAGTGGACGATTGAAGAAGCCACACAAACAGTGACTGAAGGCACTACAAGTTATTCACTAAACTCTAATGTTATTGATGTATTAGATGTTGTTCTACGTAGAACAATTAATCAAACTCAAACAGATATTAGTATTAACAGAATTAGTAGATCAGAATACCTAAACATACCTAATAAAACCACAAAAGCTAGACCATCACAATTTTTCTTTGATAAATTGACTACGCCAGCATTAAAAATATGGCCTGCACCAGAAAATAGTACAGATATATTAGTATTTAATAAACTTGTTAGAATGGATGATGCAGACAAAGGCACTAATACCATGGATATGCCATTTAGATTCTATCCTTGTTTTGTTGCTGGACTAGCTTATTACTTATCTCAAAAAAAGAATCCACAACTTACACCACAACTAAAAGCTTTATATGAAGAAGAGTTTAGAAGGGCTGCAGACCAAGATGAAGATAGAGCCTCATTTAGAGTAAGACCAGATATAAGGATGAATTAATGGCATATGCACTAGGTAAATTTGCTAAAGGTTTATGCGATAGATGTGCATTTGAATATAAACTTAGTGAATTACGTGAAGAATGGAACGGTGCAAAAGTCTGTCCTGATTGTTATGAGCCAAAACATCCACAGCTTGAACCATTAACTGCAACGGCAGACCCAGAGGCATTATATAGACCAAGACCAAACAATGATAAAGAAGAAGGAGAAGGCTTTGTTGTTGTGGTGCAATCTAATATTCTAATACCAGATTATCTAAATCCATCTACTTTACCAACTAATTTTACAATGACCGAGATGACAGCTAATGTTGGTGAGGTTACAATAGTTACATGACGTTATCTGAACTTAAAACACTCATACAAAATTATGTAGAAAATACTGAAACTACATTTGTTAATACATTAGATGATTTTATAAAAAATGCAGAAGAAAGAATATTTGAACTAATACAGTTTGATTTTTTTCGTAAAAATGTTACAGGTAATCTTACAACTGGTAACACATACCTTACAGCACCAACAGACTTTCAAATGAGTTTTTCACTTGCCGTTATTGATGGTAATGGTGATTATAAATACTTAGATAAAAAACACCCTACATTTATGCGTGAGTTTAGTGTTGATCCAACAGACACTACTGCAAGAGGACAACCTTTATATTATGCAGATTTTGATAAAGAGCTATCAACAGCTAGTAACAATGGCTCTACTTTAATTGTAAGCCCTGTGCCAGATGCTGACTATAATGTTGAATTACACTACTTGTTTAAACCTAATTCATTAGTGACAGATACTACTGGTACTTGGATTTCTACTAATGCTAGAAATGCTTTACTCTATGGATCTCTAGTAGAAGCAAACATATTTTTAAAAGGTGAAAGCGATATGCAACAGCAGTACGAGCAACGCTTTTTACTTGAAATAACAAGGCTTAAGAACCTTGCAGAAGCTCGCGGAAGGAGAGATGAATACCGTTACGATTCTTTGAGGACAACGGTATCCTAAAATAAATGAAACAAATAGAAAGTCTTAAGGGCAAATCAGTTGCCATAGTAGGTATGGGTAAAAGCTGGTTTGATTACAATTTAGCTAAATCACACGGAGTACATTTTGACGAGGTATGGGCTATAAATGGCGTAGCATCAGTAATATACCACGATAGAGTATTTATGATGGATCCTGCATCAAGGTTTTTAGATACAGATGATGCTGGCGGACAAACAAAAAGTATGGCTGACATGTTACAAGAACATCAAGGTCCTATATATACATGTGAATTAGATGATCGTTGTCCAGGTCTTGTAGAATATCCTTTAGAAGAAGTAGTGCAATATTCTAATTGTCATTATCTTAATAATACAGTCGCTTATGCTGTTGCATTTGCATATTGGAATGAAGTTGCTAATCTTAAAATGTTTGGTGTAGATTTTAGTTACAAAGGCAATTTACATTTTGCAGAATCTGGTAGAGCTTGTGTTGAATTTTGGCTAAGTAAATGCATATCAGCAGGTATACAGGTTGAAGTAGCACATACATCTGGTTTATTAGATACAGATGTACCTGCAGAACAAAAATTATATGGATACCATAGACTTAAAAATCCGTATATTATATTAGTTGGAGAGGATGGGATTAAGTTAGAAAGAATCAATAATTTAGAAATAGTAAAAAAAACACAAGAACCTGTCTTAATAGATAGACACGACTCACATTTAAAACCACCAGAGCCAAAAAAATGGTAGATGAAATAACACCAGCAGGTATGCCTGGATTAGGCCTTATTGAAGCTAAAACTTCTAATTATGGTGGACATCCTCCAGAGTTTTGGGCAGAAAGATTAGCTGAAAAAATAGTTAGCAGAAGTGAAAGCGAAGATCCATACATCAAAGAACAAGCAAAAGCTTACAGAGACGCTATTTATCAAGTTTGTTTGATTTATATAAAAAATGCTATAAAATCTTATAAAGCTACTTTGATACAAGACTTTCTTAAGTCTGGAGATACAGAGTTGGCAGATATAATAAAAAGGATTTGATATGGCTATTTCATCAACATTAACCACAAGTTTTAAGAAAGAACTTCTTGAAGCAGTGCATAACTTTAAAAACTCAGGCGGAGATACTTTCAAACTAGCTCTATATACAAGCTCGGCTACTCTTGGTGCTACTACTACTGCTTTTACTACAACAGGACAAGCAAGTGGTACGAACTATACATCTGGCGGTAGTAATTTAACTAGAGTAGATCCTACTTCGAGTGGCACGACAGGTTTTACTGATTTTGCTGATCTAACTTTTGGTACAGCTACAATTACAGCTAGAGGTTGTATGATTTACAACTC